CCACTTCAGGCTTGATCTTTTAGCTGGGTTATCCCAATGGTTCAGTTTAAATACATCTACTTGATTTATCTGAAGATCTTTAGGACTGAATTCAAGGAAGCTACCGTCATCTTGTGTTTGAATAATCTGTTGAGCTTTACCATAGAGCCATTCGGCAATCTCACATCCACCCATCTCTCTGAGCTGATCAGAGTTCCGCAGGATATACTCAGTAATCTGACTGTCAAAGCCAAGACCGTTGAAACTAACATGCCACTCATCCAGGGTAATGTTTCTTTCTAAGAATACTATAAGCTCATCTATGTCATTCTGCAAATCATGCACAACAAATACTTCTGTGCTCTCATCTTTTACGCTTTCAAAACAAGCTATAAATAAGTTGGACATTGTTTCGTAGTCCATGACATAATGCTGTCTATCTGATTTACTCATATACTCATTTTTTAATACATAGAAAAGGGGAGATAGAACTTGACAACTACCTCCCCTAATCTATCTGCCTGACAGGGCTATTTCTTGACTTCTAGGAATGATTTCCAATCCAGGTCTTTGTGGTTAAGTGCAAAGAACTCTACCAAAGACTTAATAGCGTCTACATCTTCAATGTAGTACTCTTGGAAAGTCTCAATAGTTTTTCTCTCTTCCTTAACCGTTCTACCGTTGGCTCTCTTAGTTTTCAGTGGAGACGGGTCACCGTTCTCATCTAGCTTAGGTAACATGTGCAATGTTGTCTTGCTAAGTTTACTGATAATAACAAATACTCTTGTAGCTGGATCAAAAATACATTCTACATAGGGACAATCATCTGTAACGGGGATTAATCTAAATGTTTCTCCCTCATTCCATGATGACTTGACAACGAACATGTTGCCACCATTTACTTTACTCATACTGTTGGTTTTTTAATTGTTACAAATTAACCTAGAATTTTCTTGTTTTCCAAATTGATTACTTCTGCGATTAATGTTTCTTTCTCTAGGTCTGGTTTACTACATAGCTCACCAACTTCTCTCAGTAGCTTTTCTTCTGCACCAAGTAGATTAGCATACAAGCTAAAATACCTTTCTGGAAATAGATAACTTTCCATGTAAGTGTAGCTACCACTGTTTTTGTCAAAGTGATTAAGAATTTTGCGCTTTATTTGTGGATCCATTTGGCTGTATTTGCCTGCCACTAGTTTCTGATAATCATCTTTTAAATCAGATAAATCAAATGTCAGTACATTCTGTTCATCAGATAGCTCAACATAGTCACACAGTCTTGCGTGCTTTAGTATAACTGTCTTCTCAAAGTTTGCATGTACTTGATCTTTTCTCTTTGGATAGATTGCAATCAGTTTTATATCCTCGGGAGTCAAGTATCCTTCCCAAGACAAATATGTCTGTTCAGGAACTACAGGACTACCTAGTTTAATTCCAAGGAGCGGATATAAAAACACCTTGGACTTTTGAAAATAACTCTTATAAAGCGCTTCAATTGCCATAAATTCTACAATTTTACATTACCATTAGCTAAGTCATATGGTAAGGTATAATCCTTCTGCTCATAATGATAGTTCAATACATTAAGAAGTTCAGAAAAACTTTCCATCCACATGCTTAGTGTTTCCTCTGAAACTTGGAATGGATATACCTGATTGTACTTATCTATTACAATAAATGTAAACACAATCTTCCATTCATTAGCATCAGCTTTTTCTTTAATTAGATTGTTGAACCCCATAATGCAGTAGATTGCCGCCTGAATATCATAGCGATAATACTCTACTGAGTCTGGGAAGCTTTGAATGGATTTGTTGGTTGTCTTAAGGTCATTGATAAATATAGTCTTAGTATTATCATCTACTACTATATTGTCTGCAAAGCCTTTCAGACCAAATTTGAAATCTGTAAGTTCCGTTTTGAGTGGAACCTCATTGTAAACGGTAACACCATTAGAGCCATCATGTCCCAACATTAGAAGTCCCATGACCCTGCCATCAGCTCTTAAGCATTCTACTGATTCTTCTGCCTTTGACTTTACAGAAGCATCAATAACTGTTTTACCTTGTTCTTTAACTTTGAGGAAATCAAAATATACCTTGTTATCAGTTGTAAGCATCTTCTCAATTCTTTGAGCATCTGTTTTGAGTGCTTGATAGAGATTATTTACGAGTAACTGATTGAGTATATCTGTGGGGAAGTCCTCCAAAGTTAATGATTCATTTTGCAATGGCAAGTAATTATGATAGAAAATATGATCTAAAATTACTTTATTGCTTGCCGTAGGAATTTTCCCGGGAAGCATTACAAACTGATCATCAAATTTATCTGGCTCCAGCAATAGACAGTGCAGTGCCCTACCTGCTATGAGGTGGGCATCTGTACTATCTTCTTTCTGGTTGAGAATGTAATGGTTGTAGAACCATCTTGGTGATGTTAAAAGTTTATTTATACCTGAGTAGCTAAAATAAAACTTCTCATTATAAAAACGGATCAAATCCTGATTCAGCTCTGTACTCAACGACATCTTCTTCTATTTGGGTTTCTGTAACTTGTTCTACTGGTGTAAACTCTTGCAAAGGAATAACCAACTGCTCATTAAGCAACTTAGATATCTCTTCACTAAAAGTTATCCCATGTGGTTTGAAATAATCATGTCTGTCCATAAGAGTATCTTGATAGTGTTTAAGAACTATCTCCATGTTTTCTTTAGTAACAGCATTCTTTGCAATAAGAACTTTACATACATCATCTTGATCAATACTACCTATTGTAACACCCAAGAATCCACAAAGAGCTTTGAAGTTGACATGGTTCCGGCTTCTTTGATTATACATCTTAGTATCATACTCTTCAAACAATAACAGTAGATATACTAAGCTCTCAAGATAATTGGCATTAGCCATAATCTCCATTGCTAGTACATGATTATCAGTATCTCCACTCTTGAACATATCAGATAAAGTAATGAACATTGTTTCATCTATGATAACAGCATCTGAACCATTGATATACTTAAGTAAAGCATCTTCATTATAGAGAGTAGCACCCTGATAAGTTTTGTATTCTTCTACATGCTCAGGCTTTACAAAATAAAACTGAGTGCTATTAATACTACCTTCAATGCGTATACCTACTGGAGCTTCTGTGAGCATCCTTGATGAACTATAGTTATCTACTAAAACAAGTTCATTCTGGTAGAACTCTAGAGCATCTTTTGCTTTTTGCAAGTAATAAGAATCAATGTTTACATCAGGTACTAGACTATTTATGTATTCTCTGAATACTTCTGTTTTAATAGAATAAGACCATGAATAGTCAAACATAGCGCTATCAGTCTTATGACCAATAAAGACTTTTGTTGCTTGTTCTATATCTCTGACAGACTTTACACCAAACTCAGAATAGATATTCTTCAGCTTTACTCTTGGTATAGTAACACCAGTAGCAAAGAATAACTTGTCTCCTTGCTGAATATCACATACACTTTCAGACTTAAGCTTAAATCTTGTATCAAATGATCCTTCAGTAACATCAACACCTATTGCAACATTATAATTTGCAGCAGACTTGTTATTATACCATTCATGATTTGTAAGGTCAATAGTAAATTTTAAAAATGTTTCCATGTTTTATTAAATTAGATAAGGCGAGTTTTATCCCGCCTTATCATTGTTTTTAATTAGTAAGAAGTTCCTTTGGAGGGGAACTGTTTTACGCTAGTTTTACTTGACAGCCATCTTGACTACCGCGCTGTTCATCATTAGCTTTTGCCACTTGACTTTGTTTCCATTGACAATTTCCTTAACCATGAAATACTTCAAGTCATCTGTGAATGAATCACAGTCTGTAAGAAGTTTAATCATACGGTTAACCATTGCATCTGTAACAGTTTTGTCTTGTGAGTATACCAAACAATAGTTAATCAAGCGAGTTGCCATTACACTGGAAATATCAGCACGGAAATCATCTCCTGTACCAATAACAGAGTTCAACTGACCAACAACATAAGACTCATTTGGATTGTTGATCACATCACTTGGTGCAATGATTCTATCCATCTGATTGTTAATGAACATGGTGAACAAAGATGATACTTCTGGACCTACTGAACCTTCACCAATCATTTGGATAATTGGCAAATCATCTTCAAATTTCTGGATAGAGCTGATAGAGTTAAAGAAAGTAGTAATAGCTCTTGGATTGACAGAAGTAGTTACTACCTCTGGATTCATCAACAAGAAGTTAATACATCTGCCGTCAATACCAACTGACTCTGCCCAACGAGCCCAAACCTTCTCATCAAACTTTACCTCAGTAGAGATAAATCTAGTCTTCTGAGCAATGTCAAGACTGGTTACATTATAGTCACCATTGTCTGGATTGGTAGTCAATACAATATGCCAGTTCTTTGGGAGCTTCCAAGAGATATACTCTTGGCGGTCTATTAACTCCATAGTGGCTTGCATAAATCTTTGGTCAGCTCTGGTGTAGTCATCAAGAATCAAGAAGCCACCTTCTTGTTGTCCCTGAATCCATTCAGGAGCAGCATGTGACATTCTACTCTGGTTAGTTGGTCTAAATCCATTCTTTAGATATGTCTCAAGCAATGTTTCTTGAACCCATTTCTTATTACCTTCTCTGTTCTCAACCTCAAATTCTTTGAATGGAAAACCAACCAAGTCACCCAACTCCTCAATCTGGCTCAAGTTCAACTTGATTACAGCCATATTCATTTCTGCAGCCAACTGCATTAGGGAAGAAGTCTTACCCAAACCTGCATCACCCTCAATATTTACAGCTACAGGAACTTTGCCCTGAGCTTGGATAAACTGGTTATTCTTAACCATGTGTCCCAAAAATCCTTTTAATTCATCAATGTTCAATTGTACTTGGCTCATAACTTTTCTTTTTATAATTCTAACTTAATCACTTTGCCCGGAAGGCTATCATTCATACTTGATCTTTCAGACAGCACCCACAATACTGGTGCTTTTGGAGTAACATTTGTCCAACATTCCCCATCAGTAAAATATACAAGGCTTGTATACTTTCTGAGATTGGCATTATAATATTCTAGGACGGGATCAAATTCAGTCCCACCTCTACCGTGTACTTCTAATCCTACTTTAGGATTGTAAGGCTCAATAGATTTAATTGTTGTATCACACTGGATAATGGTGACATCAACCCCGCATTTATGAATGTGAAATATCTCACTCATAAACTCTTTGAGTTCATCATCACTTACGGAACCTGAAGTATCAATAGCCAACAACATATGTTGTCTCATCTTAATCTTCAGACCTGGATTGTCAGAGTATCTTCTGTTCTCTTTTCTTCTAAGTTTCTTAGTATAGATCTTAGTAGAGGTCCCGGTAAATCTTCTGACATAACCACGCCAATCAAACTTTGGCTTTTCAACTTGTGCAAGTTTATCAAGATAAGCACTGATATTACCCGGTACATTACCTTTCTTCTTTACAGTTTGTTCTGCAGCTTCATTAAGAAGTCTGTCTAACTGTGTCTGAATAAGTTTCTGTTCTGCTTCAGGTAGGTCCTCAAACTCTTCCCAAGTACCGTGGTCAGGTAAATCTACATCTTTATCTATATTACCAGCACCCTTAATAGTTATAGTACATTGTCCCTGTTCTATACCATCAAGAAGCTTATCCATGTTCTCATTACCACAAGAACCATTCTTCTTCTTTTCTTCCTGAGCTTCTTTTAGCTTGTCATAATAATAACGACAACCTGCTTTAAGGTCAAGATTCATGTCCGCATAGTCCTTGATATCAATACCACCATCTGGCAGATATTCATCATCAATATACTGATTGATCTCCATGTCCATGGCTATGTTAGCCAACTTGTGATCCGGAAACTTAAATACTTGACTCAAGTGAAAGAATGCAATATGCAGTAACTCATGCTTAAGTAAACCTACTTGATGTTTCTCAGATAACTTAGTCCAGAAATCTTCATTAATAGCAAGCTGATAGTTGATACCATTCTTGCTTACGCCAGCTGTAGGAACTTTGTTAGTCCACAGCTTGTTGAGCATGATGAGAAAGAAACCATAGAACGGCTCTTTCCACATAAGCTCTTTACTAGCTTTACCTAGTGAGTCTTGTTTACTCATTTCTTTAGATTTATATTAATATCTAAACTCTCTACGGGGTAACCCATAGTTCCTAACATCCGAGTTAATTCAGCTACATGTCCTTCAAGGAACAGCTCAATAATCTCAGGCTTAGTTTTCTTTTCAATCATAATTGTCAGACCTTTACCATAAGTAAGAGGCTCATTCATATTTACATACTTGTCCAGAATTTTGTAAGACTTTGGAGAATGTGTCTCCCAAGCTAACTTATCATATCTACTAAACTTGTAGAAATAGATAAGATATCCAATTTCATTTTCATTAAATGTGTGAGCATCAATAGCCTGGAAAGCAATATGTGAATTGTCCTGGTCTTCTGACTGTAACATCTTCAAGATATTACATGCCTCTTGTCTGTTTAAAATCATAACTATTTTGCTTTACTTAATAAATTACCATTGTGAAGACTAGTATCTGTTTCAGTAATGTAAATTGTATTAACAACTTTATATTTACCAGAAGGTACTAATATTGATACAGCACCATAACCACCATCATCTTTCACCCAATTTGGAATGTCATAATCATATAAAAGAATAGTCAAAACAAAATCATGAAGGTCATTATGAGTATCAATATCTAGATCATCAAGATGCAAAGCAGTTGGTGAGTAAGTACTTATGCTATCAAGTTCATTAATAGCACGATCATCATCTGCATCTAATTTGTTTACAGTGTATATAATATCATCAATTTGATAATCACCTCCACCACCTGAATATGTGACCAGAAGACCAGTCACGCCAAGGTCACCCAGCTTCAGTAAGAGGCTGGTAACTTCTATTTCTGTCATACTTATCTTGAAATTAAATGATTGATAACTCTTTCCCAGTAATCCTTTTGTAACATAGGAGCAAGAGCTTTTGTAGCATGTGCAGAGTTTAATGCTTCTTTCTTGGCTTTTTCTTGACCATGAAGCTTTAGTGAATTGTTATACAATTCATCTGCTTTTTCTTTTGAACGCATATTACTTTGTTTTGTAAAACCTACCTAAGATATTCCCATTGAGGAATTCTTCTTTCTCAAGTACTTCATGTTGAAATAAGTACTTTGTCTCTTGGTAAGTAAGCTCTGTGGCTGAATAACAAATAGTTAGAATTTCACGGTGAATAATAATATTCCGCTTATGAGCTTCTTGTAAGACTTTATTACTGCTGTAATACTGTCTGTAGTTCAGTTTAGACTCTTTTGTGTACTTCTTAACTCTTTGATCTGTTAATGCTGCCAAAGCTTTTTTACCCATCTTCTTTTTAGTAACTGAGTAAAAGTTCTTCTTACCAATGTATCTTACACATTTGCCGTCAATAATTGCAGTCATCATGTAAATGAATCCTACTGCTTCTTCAGGAATCATTGTATCCTTGAATTCTACATTTTTATATATCCAACTCATCTAATAAAGATACTAATTTTTCCTTAACTTTAATAAGACCGTGAGCCTTGACTGAATCAGATAAATCCTTTTCCATATCAAGCACTACATAGCTAACACCATAGTTTTCCTGATACTTCTTAGCTGCTGCTATACCCGGTTCATCATTGTCAAACAAGACAATAACCCTGTTAAATCTTTGCTTCAATATATGCATACCAGTTTTAGTAATCATACTGTTTTCACTGTCTGGAGCAATAGATTGATAACCCTTTATTCCAAGTTTCCTAAATGCCATCAAATCTTTGAGAGATGAAGTAATAATCAAAGCATCACAGCTACTAGATACTAACTGATCAGAACCCTGTGTGTAATTCTCAACCTTGATAAACTTCTTTTCTTGATTCTTGGGCATGTAGATCTTGTATAAAGAACCATCTTGCCGAAAATAACCATAGACATACTTTCTGTTAAAGGTCATAGAAGTTACTTTACCATCAAGTTCTGTCTTCTCCATAGTAAAGAACTCTAGAGGAGATACATTGTAGTGCTCTAAGAGTTTAGAACCTATCTTGTAACTCATCCAATAAGCCTCATCAAGATTAGTCCAGTGTCTGATTTCATAATCTACTACTTTGAACTTATCATGAATCTGATACTCTGTAGTTACTGTGATGTTATTATCCTTGACATAGGCTTCATAGTCTGCTACAATTCTGTTTACAGCATTAGCATAAGTTCCTAAGTTATACAACTGCATAACAAGTGCAATATGATCACCCTGATAACCTGAAGAAAAATCCTTGAACTTATACTGACCACTGTTGGTATCAAAGTAGATAAACATGGACGGTACTTTGTCACTAGAATTAAATGCAGAAAGAATCTTTACATCTTGACCGGTAAGTTTCTCTTTGAGATTGAGATAGTGCTCAAACACCCATTCTCTTGGCACATCATTTATGCCACCAATAAAAGTCTTTGTTGAAATCATAGGCTTAAATTTAATAGAAAAGGGGGAACCTAAAGACTCCCCCTCAACTATTTAGCTGTAGGCTTAGTCTAGGCTGAAATCTGAAGATGATCTAGTTGGAATATCCAAATCATCATCACCGAATCCTGCAACAGGCTTAACTTCTAGTTTCTTAAGATGTTCTGTCTCATTATAAGCCATTACCTTAGAACCTTTAGCAGCATATGCATACCCGTCCTTGCTTCCTTTTGGTAACCACATATCGTAATTAGTGTAACCAGTTTTACCCTCATACTCTTTACCAGCAATACAGCAATCAATATACTTATCTTTGAAAGGAGCATCATTGTTAAATGCCTTCACAAAGTCTTCAATTGTGTCATGCTTATCATCTTGAGCCAAGAACCAATCATTGGCACCAAGAGTCTTACAGATATTCTGCAAGAACATCATGATAGATCTATCTCTCTGAATCTTAATACCAGATTTAGTCTCACCATCAGCAAATGCATATTGGCTAGCTTTTACTCTACCAATCTGACCTGCATAGTGACCTTTAGATTCATCATCTTTGTCAATCATAAAACCTTCAAAATCTTGAATAGGTTCAGTTTCAGTATGAAGAATCAGATGATATGCTCCAGGAATAAAAGAAAATTCTTCCAGTTCAATACTGTTAATTTTCAATTTGTGATTTCCAGGAGAAATTGTTTTAGGTAAACCACTGCCACCAGCTGTGTTTAGATCTTTTGTGCTTAATGCCATTTTTATTTATTTTAATTATTAATGAATACTTTGTCCCATGAGGTGTTTAATACCCCATCAATCATTTCTGTAACTACTATCTCTTCATTACGTAAGTGTTCCGGTCTTGCGCCACAAGTAACTTCTTCATTAGTTTTAAAACTAAGAATAGTCTTATTACCTTTTCTATACATATACCCAATGGCATCTGCATTAGCACAAATCAGAGACTTAATTTTACCTGTCAAATCAATATTTGCAGACATTACCATCTCA